TATTTAAGTTACTCCTAAGTTTACTAATGTAGTTTACTACTATGATTACTTCTTTAGTTTACTTCTTTAGTTACTACTTAAGTAATACTTAAGAAGAGGGTATCATAGTCTTCGTCATTTGTCAATGACCCATATGGGTTATCTGTTTCCTCCTCTAGGGTTATTCCCCCGTAATTAAAAGTAGAATTAAGGCAGTAGCTACAAAGATCAATAAAGTTGCCATGTGTGTCCTTCTTGGTTAGTTCGTGGTCTTCTAAGATTCTATTACAAGCTTTGCACCTCATAGGTTTTCTCTCCAATGAGGTCCATAGATGTCTAAGAAATTTTCTTCTATTTCGGCATAGGTCATTGTTTTTATCCTTTGTTTAACCTTAAGTCTAAACATTTCTACTTCGTATTCTTCTATCATAGAAGTCATATAGAGGAACTCATTAAGTTCCTCATCAGTAAAAATAGACTGTGGATCTGGTGGCAGCATTTGCTCAACCATAGTAGTCACCCTTGAGTTTATTTATAACTTTATCAATGACTACTTGTTCAGCCTTTTTCCATTCCTCTAGGTCATCTAATGTTTCATTATCGTCTGACTCTAGTTGGTCATAGTAATCATCGTGCCAGTATTCCCAACTTTCTTTAGCCATTAGTCAATCTCCTCTTCTAAATCGTCATAACAGTAAATACACATCCAGTCATCATAGGTTTCAATAAAGTACACTTCGTTTTCATTCCTATAATGTTCTTCACACTCACAACAGACAAATACAGTAGACATTGTTAAACCTCCTTTGCGTCTACGTACCTCTGAAGACTACCATATACCCTAACTTTTTTCAATGCGGACCTTTCGATCCGCCTGACCTCCTCTCTTGTTAAACCTAAGGTAGCCGCTATTTGGTCATAGGACATGTGGTAATCACCATACATGGTTCTTTTCTTTTTTAACCTCACAAATCACTCTCCAAAATTTTCATTTAAGGTATTCCAAATACCCTCTGCGTAGTCATTAGCAGAATAATCACTAATAACTATCATCGGGTCATAATCGGAACCATTGTTGTAAATAAGCAGGAACCAAGCTAATTGACTATTATTTGAATCCTTTATAAGGAATTCGTCCTCGTCACCCAGGGCCATGTTACTTAGGATTTCCTGAGGGTCCCTAGAGTTTTCGACTTCATATTCATATTCACCAGCAATGGAGACACTGACAGAATTGCCAGCGTCCACTAGTGCAAGGGTAACCAGTGCGTTCAACACTGGTCTTTCTACTGGAGTTGCACCTTGGGGTTCATTGTTCATTTTACTAATTCCTCTATTCGTGATTGGGGTACTAATTCAGCTTCACCAGCGTTATTAGCTCTTAACCATTGGTTAATATGTTTACTAGTGGTTACTGAATATTTTTGTTTAGTACGTAGGAAACGGCCACTAGGTAACATAGCGGCCACTGGCGTTTTGTAGCTAAACAGGATGTGCATAGGTCCATTATGTAGATCAAACGTGACCTGAGTTTTATTACTACCGATGGGTGTTAGTTTCATTTTCTTTTTCCTCTCTTAAGGTTTTATTTAAATCAGTCAGGTGCTTGTACGCTGTTTTAACTATACAACGCTTTTGGCTGATTCTGTTCACCACGTCTATAGAGTAAGTTTCAAATAAAACTTCTCCAGTGTCTTTACAACTTATTATCCAGCTATTGCACCAAGGCTCTAGTTTTGGAATGTTCATTTTTTTACCCTCCAATTGATACAGCAGAGGCCCCAGTATTACCTAGGGCCTCCCCTTTATCAACTGTGAGTGTATCCGTCAGGTTCAATAGCTAAAAACATATTGCACCATTTAACGACAATTGCAGGGTCTCCAAACAGAGGCATTGCAGACCGTCTAAATTGTAGATAGGTCATACCTTGGTTCGAGTGCTCCCATTTACGTAATAAAGCTTTTTGCTGGTTTTTGGTGATTTTGGTTACTCGTGTTCTCATCTTTAATAGTCCTCATAGTCCCAATAATCGCGGTTTTGATCCCGTAGTGATTGGAAGTAGGCCTTATCCTGTAAGACCTCTACCCATAAATTAAGGGCCTCCGGGAATTGCTTCCGAAGTCCCTGCAGTTCGTCATATGCGTCTTCAGCATCGAACCACGTACGTTTAGAGGGGCGGAAGTCCACCCCTGTTTCATCTGTACCCATAACAATATAAGACATCAGTAATTTCTCCCCCATTCTTCGTGGACTATGTAGTCATCATTATCAGCCCCTAAATACTTAGGCATTACCGTCACAAACTGCAGGAATGAACACCCACAGCAATCATGGGCACAGCTACAGCGAAACCAGTAGTGGTCACGCATCCAGTCTGCTACCCACTGGTTTATAACGTCGTGGGGCGCGTTGGCCCCGTAGAGTTCATAGTAAAAGCCGAATGAGGACATATCGTCCTCGTAATCAGCCCGTGAAATGACCTTGCACCCAAATTCGGATGCAAGTTCGTTAGATAGTCTTGACTCTCGCATTAGTCCTCCGAAAGGCCCCTGAGGGCCTCCCTTACTGTCGATAAGTTGAATTTACCGCCGTCGGGCGTGGTGGTCCCATCTAGACCAAAAAACCACAGGAAGGTTCCTGCGGCGTCGTTAATGTCCTCGTGGGCCTCTAGAACGGACAGGCATTGTTCATACCACCACTCGTCATTAGATAGCCAGAGGGCCACGTTCCAGTGGTCCCATGACTGGTGACCGTTATAGCCCTTAGTCGTGATTTTAATTACCTGTCCCATTTTAAATCCTCGCAGTCAGTGGCATGTCAGTATCCCAGAACACTAGTCGATCACCTTTTGCAAATACTTGCTTACTAATGTCATCCCAGCTATCTAGGTCGTAGGTGCGATAGGCCCTGTCGTAGGGCCCTCGTAAATAAGTAGTGCTGGTGGGTTTACCACTCCGCACTAGGTGAACAGTGGCCCCGAAAGGCACCTCTCGAACTGTTGTCAGCTTAAGCATGGTTTACCCCCATTCCCGTGAAACACGGTCCGTATGGTCTGACATAGCGACCCGATAGGGCATGTCGTAGTGGCCATGGTGAAAGTGCCCATTGCACCCAGCGAAGTAGTGAGTGGAGTACGCACGATCTTCTGGGCTGTGTAAGCGCTTGAGCGTAACGATGGCCGCGTCACGGGTAACTGATACGTCAGCCCTGACAATCTCACAGTGAAATGGGAAGGCCTCAGCCCTCCGCTCAATTCGTTCCATTAATCTTAGTGTGTTCATTTCGTTATATCCTTATTCCAAATTGTTCTATATGTACCGCCACCTGCGGCACCTCTTAAATACTAAATATTGGTGGTGTGGTCAAGTGGTCCCTGCGGCTACTACATAGGCCCTCACATGTCAACACTTGAAACCTAAAAACTCGAATAAAGTTTCCCCAAGGGTTTTACATGGGTCCGCCATAGTGGCCCTTAGAGGTCAATTCTGGAGCTCCTAGGGCCCTGTGGATAACTCCGGGATTACGTTAGTATTCACTAACAAAGTTATCCCCACCAGGGAACGCTAGTTATTCACAGGTTATCCCCACCCTGTGTGCAACCTGTGTACAACCTGTGGATAACTTCAGTTCGGCAGCTCCAGTTTTATCCACAGGATGTCCCCAAGATATCCCCAACCTGTGGAAAACCTGTGGATAACTTGGGGCCGGGGGGCCGAGGATCGCGACGTTGACTATAGCTGTAGCCACCTAAGCACAAAATAAGGCAAAATTAGGGTAATTAACTATAAATTATACTTATGTAACCATTTGATTACATTAGTAAAACTACTATTTAGTTATTTACTGTTAAAATAGCTTGACTTTTATGTAAACTTATGGTATACTATTGTTGTAATTAGGGATAATTTATGTTATGACCGACGTTGTTAAAAAAAGAGGTCGTGGCAGACCCCGGAAGTCCGAAGTAGCCGCTGTAAAACCCGGTAACAAGGGTGTAGTAGGCCGACCAAAGGGTGACGCAGCGATAATTAACGAGTACAAAGCTCGTATGCTGGCTAGTCCTAAGTCACGTAAGGTCCTAGAGACTATTTTTGATGCTGCTTTGGACCATGACCATAAGAATCAAGCCGCTGCTTGGAAACTTGTGATGGACCGTATACTACCAGTGGGTGCTTTTGAAAAGGACGTAGTAAAAGACAACGGTAGAAACGCTATACAGATCAACATTAGTGGCGTAGGTACTGCAGAGGTATTAACACCAGAGATAATCGAAGGAGAAGTAGTAGAAGATGACTCTTAAGCATTTTACTAGAGAAGAATTCGATTGTCAGGTCACTGGTACTAACAATATGGAACAAGAGTTCCTAGAGAAGTTAGACGAGTTACGGGCATACTGTGGATTTCCTTTTGTGATTACTAGTGGATATAGACACCCGACACTACATCCAATAGAATCAAAAAAAGATGTTCCCGGAACTCATGCCCAAGGGATCGCAGCGGACATAAAAATAACAAACGCTGCTGATCGCCTTAAGCTTGTTAATAGTGCTCTTAAGTTAGGATTTACAGGCATCGGTGTTGCTTCTGACTTTATCCATGTTGACACCCGTGGTACTACTCCTGTTATGTGGACTTACTAATGTTATACACAAAGAACAAGAACCTAACGGACACTTCTACGCAGACAATCGTAGAAATCCCTGCTGGTTACGTGGCTCACTGGAATATGGCGTTTATTGCTAACCTGCATAACTCAACCAACAGTATTACGTTGTTTGTAGACAAGCCTAGCCCCACAGAAGACGTGTATGTCTACAACGGCACTAACATATCCTCGAAAGAAAACCTATTGATTGATGGTAATGCCGTGTTTGTTCTACAGCCCGGAGACATCATCAAGGCGTCTAGTGGTAGTGCAGGTAATGTAGAAGTAGTAGTTACTTTTGATTTGTTAGAAGCACCTGCGGTGTTTAATAACTTTAATGGATCTTAATATTGAACTACTGCCTTGGCAGCAGGATGTCTGGGCAGACGACACAAGATTTAAAATAGTAGCTGCTGGGCGACGTACAGGTAAGTCTAGGTTAGCAGCGTGGATGTTAATTGTTAATGCACTTCAGGCGGACAGAGGCCATGTATTTTACGTCGCACCTACTCAAGGACAAGCCAGAGACATCATGTGGCAAACCCTTTTGGAACTGGGAAATCCTGTTATTAGTGGTAGTCACATTAATAATTTGCAAATCAAGCTTGTCAACGGAGCCACAATCAGCCTCAAAGGTGCCGACAGACCAGAGACAATGCGAGGTGTCAGCCTTAAGTTTTTAGTCATGGACGAATACGCTGACATGAAACCAGAGGTATTCGAGCAAATCCTTAGACCTGCTTTGGCGGATCAGAAGGGATGTGCAATGTTCATTGGGACACCAATGGGAAGGAACCACTTTTACGAACTGTACAAATATGCGGAACTAGATGATGACCCTACGTACAAAGCTTGGCACTTTACTAGCTACGATAATCCGTTGTTGGACCCCGGTGAAATTGACATTGCTAAAAGGTCTATGTCTTCTTATGCGTTCCGTCAGGAGTTTATGGCGTCGTTTGAAGCCCGTGGGTCAGAAATGTTTAAGGAAGACTGGGTTAAGTTTAGTGAAGATGAGCCGGAAGTAGGAGATTATTACATTGCCGTTGACTTGGCAGGCTTTGAAGAAGTCAACAAAAAGAAAACTAAAAGTAGTAAACTTGACGAAACAGCGATTGCCGTGGCTAAGGTCAATGAGCATGGTTGGTATGTTGACAATATCATATACGGTAGA